GACCATATATCTGTAGGCTTGGCACGAGAATCACCATAACGGCAATACCATATACAGGCTTTAGGCAGTCCTATCATCCACGGCATCTTTCTCATCATACCTCGTGGATTCTCAATGTACCATTTTAGATTCGAATTTTTCTCCAAACAAGCCCTTATCAAAAATAATACGTTTAGATTTACAGCATCACACTTTTTAGCGTAGTCGCTTTTTGGTGCTGTTCCATCTCTATGGTGAGAAATAGCTGCAATAGAGTACGTGGTGCAATCAGGTGCTGTCCATATCATATCGGGTATCCACGGCAAATGGTGCATCCTAAGTTCTTCTATATCCATTACAAGGTCTATCCCTTCAAATGGTTGCCAATCTACACTAAAAACTTCATGACCTAATTTTTCAGCGGCTCTTCCTATACTTCTAGATCCTGCGTGTAGTTCTAATATTTTCATAGATCTATTATTAGTTTTAAATCCTCACAGTTTTATTTTAAATATTTCTTCTATAGTATTTTTTACAACAATATAAGGTGTAGTAGCTTTTAACCTTAAAGATATTTCGTCTTTTTGTATTAATCTCGTTTGATCATCTAATAAAAAAACATCTATACCTTGAGTATATAATTTGTAATAAATACTCGTCTCGTGATATTTTTTTAATTCTACTTTTTTCATAACTCCATATCTATTTCGTTCGACTTTAGTTTTTCTATCTCGTACTTTAATTCCATATTTTCTTTGTGGTAATTAAAGTTTAATCTGTTCAAAGTTCTGTTGTCAGATTCTAACTCCTTAAAAGCTATCATTGCTTCTCTTATACCTTCTAGGTGTTTAGACATTGATTCTATTAAATCCGTTCTTTCGGGGTGCTTACGTGCTATCTCGTCTAAAGATATGGCTAAAGCATAGGAAGCTACATTTAACTTCGAGTATGCTAATTGTATAGTTATTTCATCCATAGTAGTTAATTAAAGTCCACAATATCCAGAATCGCAATCCTGAAAATCCTCGTCAAATAAATCTAACTGCAATCTATGATTTTTTATTTTTTCGTATGTGATTCCGTTTTTAAAAGTGCATCCGTTTTTTTGTTCTTGTTCAATAAACCAATCAAACTGTTTACTTGCCTTTTCACTCATGTGCTTTAACATTATTTCATTTCTGTGAAAACATCCAACGCAATTATTTCTAAATGCAAAACGAACTGGTTTATCTTCCCAATACTTTTCTATTTTATCTTTAAAGATAGCATCAGTAATTAAAGGAAACTCAACTTTTCTATAAGGTAATTCTTTCCACTTGTTCCTTCCGTTTTTTTCTCCTATCTTAAACTTAAAATTTTCTATTCCGTCTATTGCTCTTTCGATCATTGTTTTTGCTCTGCTCATTTCGTTTGCCCTAAATCCTATTCTCATCTTAACTGGCAGTTCCGTATTATCATAGCACCATTGAGCAATAGGTTTTATTTTCATATCAACTGTGCAAAATCTACTCATTATATTAGGCAAATAATTTGAATGTTTTTTTATCACTTGTTCAAATGTTTTATCACTCAGCCAAATTATTTCTTTGCCTATATACTGTTCTAAATCAAGCATTGTATAAATGATAGCGTCTTCTTCAAGTGTTCCAATAAATTCTTTACCTATTTTGTCGCTTACAATCTGACGAATTTTTGCGTCAGGAAATAAACATTTTTTGTCGTCAGTACGAACCAAAGCAAAAATGTTGTAATCAGCTGGATAATTTGTGGCTATGTACGCTGAGGTTTTACCTCCGCTTATGCTATTAACTGTTTTCATGATTAAAAAGGTATTTGATCGTCTGTTAAAGGTGTAAAATCTATTTCTTCTTTTCGTGTTTTTCTCGTAGGAAAGCTATTAGAAACTACCTGAGGTTTCAAAGGATTTATCCCTTCTATCTTAAAGCCTAATCCGTTATTGAACTCACATAAAATCGGTTCATCTAATCTCGTATGCTGACCGCCAGTATCCATATCTTTTACTTTCTCTACATTCACCAAAGTAAAGTATTTCATTGTTTCGTGTTTTATTAGGCGGTTAATAACAAACATATCGTCACATCTGTTTAAAAAAGCCTTACCGCCTTCTATATGATCTTTCAATGGTGGTTTAAGGTGTCCTTTCCACATGTGACCTTCTGAATATAAATTACCACTTCTTCCGCTTTCTGAGTTAGGATGCGTATTTATGTAGATGCTCATTCCAGTTTGGTTTACAAATTGCCTAGCTTCGTTCAGGAACGTATAGTTACCTTCAAAAGTCATTTGTCTATCTAACCCGGTGAACGGATCAATTAAACCTACGTTGCATTCGCTATCCTTAAATATCTTTAGTAATTCTGTTGGCTTGTATAGTTCGGTGTTAGGTACAAAATCAAAGAACTGTTCTAAATATGTAGCTGTACTTAAAATCTTTTGTTCTGATATTTCAGTAAACTTTTCACCAACGTACATCTGTATTAGGTCTCGTAGTATTTGACCTTTCTGATTCTCACCGGACCATATACAAAAACGAAGACCATGCTTTACAGCAAGTGTTAAGAAGTACCAATTTATCCAGTACGTTTTTCCAACGTTGTCATGTCCTAAAATAATATTTAGTTGTTTAGGTTTAAAGCGTAAATAATTATCTAAAGCGCAGTCTATACCTAAACCCTTTTTTATCTTACCATGTTTGTAGTCTAATAGGTATTGTGTAGCATCTCCTTTCATCTCAGTCCAGTTTTTCTGTAAACATACTCAACCAATGGATCTACTATTGTAGTTTCATCGTATTGTTTAGGGTTTCGATTATACCATGTTTTTAAACGTTGACTAATACCAAATGTCTTTTCTTTTTCAAATCTCATTTTGGTATCTTTCACACCATGCTCTGTCCAGTAATCAAAAAAGTCTCTGAGCATTTGTTTAGGATATTCAGAAACATAAACAGAAAGCGAATCGTAAAACTTGCTTTTACGTACTTCTATACTTTCTTTCTCTTTTTCTTTTTCTTTCTCTTGTACCGAAGGCCCTTTCGAAGGACCTACCGAAGGACCTACCGAAGGACCTACCGAAGGACCTGTAATTGTTTCTCTTTTTTGTACATCTTCCCACCCCATTCTACTTTTATCTAAACTATGTTTTTGACTGGCATAAGCAAATTCTTCCATGCCTGATAAATCAGGTTCAATACCAAAAAATTGCTTTTCGCAAATGGCTGTAATAAATTGTTCTTTTGATTGCGGATCAGGAAGACGTTTATATACGTCGTAGTAGCTCAGTAAAAAATTAAATGCTTTACGTTGCTGGTCTTTGGGTTTTTTCATCGGTCGTGAATTTAAAGTAAAGGAAGCCGCCACTAATACACACGACCAATGGATATAATGGCGGTTTACACTTCCTTAATTTAATAATGTCTATTTGCATATTGGTCGTATGTGATGCAAATATAAACTAATTTTTCTTTTTAAGAACGATAGGAGTTAAAAAACTGCATCCCAGTCTATTCCCCAAACAATGTACGTATTCTATTTCGTTCTTTGCGTTTCTAGAGTTCTTCAAATAAACGATTGTATCAAAATCAAAGAAGTTTAAATCCTTGCTTCTGTTTATTCTTTCACCGCATAGATAACCAAACAAAGAATAATTGCGTGGATTAACTTCAGCTGGGAAACTTTCTAATTTAACCTCTACTGATCTGTATCGGTTTTCGTATTTCCGTAGTGTAATAGTCTTCATAGCTTTTCTATTTCTTGTTTAACTTGTTCCCAAAATTCTGCTTCAACTTTAAATTGTCCACCAGCATCTTTAGTTATTTTATGCAGTTGCTCTATAATGCTTTTTTCAAATTCAATTAATTCATGTATTGCAATTAAAGCGCATTGTTTAGCAGAATCTTTTTCAATATAATTACCATATTCAGAAAAAGGTTGTAAATCAATTTCCATATATTTTCTAATCAATTCCTGTGCTTTCTCTTTTGCTGTCATAGTCCTAACATTGAAAAAATAAAATACCAAAAAACGAACGTGACCACAAATATTAAAAGCCACACTATAGGTTGTATCCTCATAACTTAGATTTATATACGTAACACAATTTTCCGTTTATCAATTCGATTCTATAATCCAGTTCTCCATACGTCTCAATTTCAAACTCTATTAAAATATCGTTTAACCCATAACGCTGGTGTGCATCACCGCACGAATGTATCCGGTAAATGATCGAGGATAAGGCTTTCTTTAACTCCATTGTTGTCATCGCATCTATCATTATCGTCATTCGTTTTCTTGGGTGGTGCTGTGTAGCTGTTTTCGCTGTGTGTTTCATGTACGTTCTTATTAAGAAATCTCTGTATTAATTCGTTCGTGTTCATAGTTCTTTAATTTTCGTGCTTAAAACAAAAGTGTTGTGTGGCTCTAATTGCTCCATATTTTGCTTGTACTGCATTATTAACGACTCGGTGAGGGCTTCCTTCACTACCTCGCCTTTAATGTCGTCAGAACCGCTAAAACGAGTTAATACAAATCTACGTTCAGCCAAGTACAATTCATGCGCTACTCCTACCGGGTCTTTTACTACTAAAATATCCAGCATTGCTTCAATCATTCCCAGCCTTATAGCTTGTTTAGTGTTGAACTCTTCTGCGTTACGATCTGTGATTGCTTTTTGGATTCGTTTTTCTATCATTGCCATGACCTGATCATAGGTTAACTTTTCTTTTGCTTTCATCTGTTTACGATTTGATTAAATTTATACTCTTCTTCTAACTTTTGCTGAATAGCATCTTGGATAGCTACCACAGCTTTTATGGTCATGTCAGGCTCTATACTTAGAATAGTTGCCTTGTCAACCAAAAAACCTTTAGTGTAAGTGATCTCTGCTTTGACATCTACCTTGAAAGAATCGTCAAACCATACGCTAAACTCCGAGTCTCCCCTCATGAAGTTCTGCAATTCTACTGTTTCAAATGTTTTCATACGCTAATTATTTCTACAAATATATAAACCTTTTGGTAAATAACAACACAAATAATAAAAAAACTTTATTTAAAAGACAAAAGCCCCATAAAAACGGGACTTCTGACCAAATAACCTAACGTATGAATAAAACAAATGTATTAAAATTCGTTCAATAAAACATAAGTAACGTGTGTTTGCGTTCCGTTCTTAGAAGCTAAAGAATACCATTCCATCATTTCTGCGTACTTCTCACGATCATTGATAACCTGACACCCAGCGGACCATGCCCCTATATCTTCAGCTTTTAGTTTAAGGTTCTTTTTTGAAAAGTCATAAGTATTAGTATGGAAGTTAATTCCAAACCACCCTGAAGATTCCCTACCTAGTTGCTCTGATTTTCCATCTCTGTCACCATCTCTAAACACAATCATTTGCGCTCCTAATTGTACTAAAGCTGGCATCTTTCCATTGTGTAGTCCGTATTTCCATACCCCGTAATACCATTGGTCAGCTTTTAATACAGCTGCGCCTTGACTATTATACTTAGCAAAGCCACCGCGTAAGATCGTAGAACCGGGATTCGTAGTGCCTGACAAAACACGTATAAATGTTTCACCCTCGAACTCGTAGAATTTATCATCGAACTTGTTTTCTGCATCTTCATCTGAACGAACCCCAATGATCCATCTACCTACCGGAATACTTTTAAAAGACGGAATAGCTTTTACACGTGACAATAGCTGATCGTCTGAATATGATTTAACGCTCATAGCTTTGATTTAAGAGACTTTAATACTTAATTGAATAGATTGTACCACTAAAGTAAATAAAAACGCTTAAAACGTCTTATTTATCTTCTTTTGTTAATTGTGCGAGTGCTGCTGTTACTCCCCCAGCGGTTACTAAGTACCCTCCTAATGTGATTAGAGTAGCTGGCAAGGCGATAGGAGCAGCTATAAGAACACCGCCTACGGCTCCGGCTACCAAACCCAACTTCTGAACTTTCTTCCAGAACTTAGGAGTCTTAGACTGCCATCTTTCTTTTAATTCCATAACGTTCTTGTTTAGGTAGTATAGCGAATGTCTGTTCGTGTTTTATTAGTCTATTGCTTTGATCTCTGCGCATCTCTACTTTGTCTTCTAAACAATCGTAAAGTTTAGATTCAACTGCTGTAAGGCGGTTATTCATCCAAAACAAAGCGCAGAACAAAAGGAAGGAAACTCCATGCTTTTTTGTCTGCTCTGCTAATATCTGAGGTGTCATATAAGTATAACTACGTAGATATATTTTTGTTTTAAAATAAAAAAGGCTAGTTGCCCAGCCTTTGTAAAGTTATATTATTTACATCAATTCAATGGTGGGAATGGTGGTGCTTGTTTAGGATTGTATTCAATAAGAGGTAAATCTTTAACCCAAGCAAAAGTTGGATTAACACAAAAGTTCATTTCCTCTGTTGAAATAATCCAGTTATCATCTGCATCCTCAATAGGATTGAAATATGAATCATCGTCATACAACTGACCTACTAATTCGTCTTTCTCTATCTCTGTTAAAAGTCCTACCTCTATCATACGTTTCTGCTTAGTGTTGTTTGGAATGATTGTACTGCTGTATAAAAATTAGATGCTTCTGTATCAGATAGGCCTTCGCCAATAGAAGCAAATGCACATTCTTTTACTGAATATTGATTGGTCATACTTGCATGATTATTATACGCTAAATATAGACTCCTTGTAGGTAATGAAGAAGGACTATTATTCGTTGTAAATGTTGAAAGTAATGTATTATCTTGAAATAATTTTGCAGATATATTTGAAGTTCTTGAACCGATAGTTAATCCAGTAGTATCATTATTGGTTGATGTAACTGTATAACTTGGATAACCTGCTGTAACAAATGCTTTTATACCTAACGATCCAAAATATAAATCTAAAGCTAATAACGATGATCCAGCATTATCTTCAGCTCCTATTTCTATTTGCGATCCGCTTGTATCTTGTGTTCTTGAATAATAACTTAAATGATGATTCGTTATATTTAATTGTGACGATGGAGCCAATTTAGTGTCAGCATAAGCATTCGTACCATTTGGCAATGCTCCTGTACTTGAGTGTGTCCACCCACCGCTAAATACTAATCTAAACGCAGCATCAGTATCTTGTGGATCTTTCAGATTATACTTATGAGTAGTTGCAGTTCCACCTACAAAAGGATAAATAGCCTTCATCTTTGTCCAAATACCGTATCCTTTTAAGTCAGTCACAAGCGTTTCAATAGCACTTTTCTGAGTTGAATCAGTAATACCAGCAGCAGTGATAAAGGCTTGCGCATCAGCATCACCTGATGGCTGCACTAAATATGGATTGATAATCATTCCCATAACTTACGCTCTTGTTCCTATCAAAGTAACTTTAAGTCCTTTTGCAGTTCCGTCACCCACTTGATCAATGTCAATAGTAATCTCAGCATCGTCAGCAAGTGCGCTATCAGAAATTACAGCAGCAGTTGCAGCTGTTGTGCTTGTCTTTTCGGTATTATCGATAGTCAGTTTTGTAGATAGAACGGATGTGCCACCTTCATTGATGTCAACAGTAAAGATGCTACCTGAAGCCTGAGCAGTTGACAATGATGCACGTACTGATGTCAAAGTCATTGCGTAAGGCATTCTAAATGTAACCTTTGCAGTTCCCGTAGTGAGTGCTGTTGTTTCATCTGATGCAGCTACTTGTATCTCTGTAGGTAAACCCGTTTGTGCAAGTGTTTTAATGTTTGCCCCGGTAACACTTTTTGTTACATACGAAGCACCCGATACCTCAGAAACTACAAGCAAATCCGTAGTTGCTAATGCTGCACCTTTCGCCGTTAACTGACTAATTTTTTTCTCTGCCATTTTATTTTATTTATCTTTCCGGAACTGTATCGCCCCAATATGAATAATCGTATACTTCACCCCACCCAGCAATATCTACAGAAGAACTCTCAGTAAGTAAAAAGTCATCTGACTCAGTCTCCAATAGATCGGTAGCATTTTCATTAATAAAGTTGTCACCATCCTCTGAAGGCTTACCCCATCCAATTAAATTACTTACTGCTGCTCCCCAGCCTATCTCGTTCGGCATCTTGTTTTTGCTTTTGTAAGTATAACTTTAACTTCTTTATATTGTTTTCTTTCGGTTTGTACTTTTTCATAAAACCCAGCCACTAAAATTATTGTCCGTTCTTGGGTACATATCCCCATTTGAATTAGAATTATACTCAGGAAAAGAAGATTGATTAAATGCCATGTAATCTACAAACCTCTGTGTGTAGTGTTGTGCTATCTGTCTTTGTTTTTCTACTAAGAAATCGACTTCGTTTTTATCTACAGTTGTAGCGTTTTCGGATTCGTGTTTATATACACCCTTATTTGCGATTGTATAAGCTGCAAAAGGTAAATATTCAACCATTGCCCAATGTATAAGCATAGGTTTTACATAAGTCGTTAAAAGTGCTAAATACGGATTCGCCAAAGTACTTGCTACTATATCAGCTTTAATCTTGTTTAATAGATCAGTTCCTAATATAGATTGAATATGTACATCCTGAGCAATCTTTACGAACTGGATGAACTTATCCGTGTCTACGTTTCCATTAGTAGCTGTGAACTTAACTATGTCTGTTCGTGTTATAAGTAACGCTTCTGCCATTTTATTTTACGTCTGAAGGTAAATTTTTATTCTTAGGGCTAAATCCTTTTAACGGAAGGTTGTTAGGATAAATACTAACCTCGTATGGGTTCGTTATTTTATAGCCTTTAATTTCTGCCGCACGTGTTCCAATCTCTTTATAGCCTTCTTCAATCTTATTTAGGTCAAGCATATATGTCACTCGTGACCATTTATGATGACATCTCGCGCCACCTTTGAATCTAAAAATGTCGTAGGTATTTGCGCCACCTTCACCAAAGCCCGGATTAACTGCTCTGCGACTCATTTCGTCTATATCCTCTTTTCTAAACAACCTTTCTTCTTTAGACATCATAGCTTTGCAAAAATCTCTGTCAGGTACCTTATTGCCCGTGTACTTGTATCGAACTTTAAAGTATTTTAGATCACTTACTTTCTTGTCTTGTCCGCTCTTTAATTTTGGCTTTGGGCTTCCAGTCTGTACAAGGTTAATTAAACGGCTTAGAAACGTTGTTTTAGGCTCTAAATCTAATTCTGCGCTTATCAATGCTGCATCTAACTCGCCATCTTCTTCACTTGCTTCTCTTTCGTCTACTACTACCCATTCATCACTTAGTTGGTTTTCGTCTACTTGTGAAAGTATGTCTTCTAATTCCGTGTTTACCTTGCTTAACTCTACGCCAGTTTCTTCTACTACTTGCTCCTGAGTCATTGCATTTTCAAGATCAGTAAATTCAAGCGGTTTAAGAGTTCTAAAGAATAGATTAAGGCTAACTCCGTTAAATGCTAAAACCTTTTCTATAGCGTTTAAAATCACTTCTTGTTTAGGTCTAATAACTAAGTTGTCAAATAGGATAAAGCTATTCTGTAACTCGTCTGCATTTGAACTAAACCCATTAGAAGAAGCAATACCAAAAAGCAAAGGAGACGTAACGTTATGCGATAGCATAATCTTACGCATACATTCTTCACTCAAAGTATTGTAAAGGTCTGGAGCATCATTAACGGGCATCGCATCTACTGTCGTTTTAGATTCTGCGTTATTGTTGAATGCTACGATAACTTTGTGTCCATCAGTTCCTGAAAGTTGGCTCAGAACTTTAGATTTTATGATATCTTGTTCTTCAGGTGTTGGAACTCCATTGTTGAAGTTGACTACGATCCTACCGCTGAAACCTCTCTGTACTTCATTAATCAAATAGTTAGAAATCTCTTCTTCTAAGACTGCGTAAGGTATACCGCCTTGATAGTCTACGTAAGAAAAATACTTCATCCCTACCGAGTAAGGCTGAACGATTAAGATTTCTACTTGCTCCTTCCCAAACCCAAAAGCTGGTATTCTTTCCGGTGCATACTTCTTAATATCTTCCCAATTATTAGAATAGTAGTACGCTTCTATTTCTCCATCTTTATTACACTTCTCAGGTGCTAATAAATGTACTGGAATATGATACAGTTTCTGTACTTTCTTTCTATCCTTTGTGTAATGAACTTGGAACGCTGCTTGTCCTAACATCTCAAAGTCTAAAACTACCTTACGCAAATCTTCAGCATTAAGCATAGCCATAACCTGAGCATAGTCGTTAGGCTTCTTGTTGGCATCCGTAGCACTTAGACCTTTTCCGTAGATTAGACGAGATATATTGTTTATAATAGCGTTATTCGTTGTCGAGTTCTTGTAACGATCCATAAGGAACGTATAATATGAATTAGAATCACCATAGGTAACCCATTCATTCTTTTTAGATTCTTCGATCATTGGCGGTTCGTATTTCGCCAATTGTAACACGTGGATATTACTCATAAAGTATAAAATCGTTATTTGACGTATTTACTACGTACTGACCATTATTTACGCTAAAGGTAGGTATAGATTGATTAGTACAAAATACTTTGTCTTTAAAAACTATAGTCGTATTCTGTTTTAACGTCAAAGTGTAAAAATGATTCTGCTTTAAAGAAAAGGTTGCCGTAATCGTATTGTAATACTCGCCTACGACATTCGTAGTGATAGTTACATTAGTAGTTACTCCCGTTTGTTCGTCTGTTAACTGTAAAGTGTTGTAAGTATCCGAACGAGGGATAAACGAAAAACTTTGTGCTGTTCCGATTTCTTGTAAGATAATCATACTATATTAACTACACTTATCCCGAATTGTTTTGAAAAGAAAAGGGAAGCCTAAGCCTCCCTCATCTTTAACACTATGGAATTAGCACTATGAAGTAACGATAGTAGCGTTAGAAAGCAAAGTAACGAGACCAGCTTCCGTAGAACAATCTAACATATTAGCTAAGATGTTTTCGTTGCCCACGAAAGTCAAAGTATAACCATTCATGTCCCCCAAATTTGTACCATTTGAAACTACCCCAGTAGTTAAGTCCATACCTCTTTCCAATCCAGCAAGGAAATACTGATTTGATCGAGTACGTACAATAATGTGAGGTCTTCCGTACGAAAGTAATTTTACTAACTTGTGCTTAACTGCACTTTGTTGTTTTAGGTTAACTGTTAACGTTTGCTCTACGAAAGTAGTTCCGTTGTCACGACTTGAAGTAATAGACTGCTCAAAAGAGTTAGCACCTTTCAATTCAAACTTATAAACGTTAGCTACTCCGTTAATATCGTCGATCATATCCGGGTAAGTACCATCGAATGTTATATCAGATGGATAGGAATAATCTCCGTAGTTAATAATATAGATGGCATCTAGGCCTCCGACCGCTGTTTTGCATGGCTCTGCTACGCCATTTCCAATATCACAAGACATATTTTTAAGTTTTAAATGTTATAAAAAAAGGGTGGCAGATATTCCACCACCCAAGTTATCCGGTTAGTTAAAATTAGTTAGCGGAGTTAACCACGCCATAACTCACAATGTCTGATGCGAAGCCGTACTTGGCATCTGCTGTGAAGCGCATAACTACACGTACGTTTTGATCTCCCAAAGTTTCGCTTGTATCAATAACTCGTACTTCGTTCATGTCAGAAAGCAATCCTGTCGCAAAGTGAAGATTAGAAGTAGTAGTAGCCAATCCTTTGTTATCTCCCATACCCGGACACATAAAGATTGGAAGACCATCGAAAGAAAGGGATCCGTTAGTGTACCAAGTTGTTCCCAAGTTGTTTACACCATTAGCACCAAGACCTGAAGCACCGAATCCACCCAAAGCACGTACATAAGCACGTACGATGTTAGAAGAAAGATACAATTTAAGGTCAGGCTGTCCGTACAAACGTGTCGGAATTGCGTCTACGATCAAACCTAGCTGTGCAATAACGTTAGCCGCAGTTACAGAAGTACCAGCTACTTCTTGTGCTGCTGGAAGGTCTGCATCTGTAGTAAGCTGACGCATGATACCTGAAAATTCACCAGCTGAAGCGTTGTTACCTTCCCAAATAGTTCCTTCCATGTGTGAAGCTACCTTCTCTGCTACGTGAGCAATAAGGAAATCAGAGAAAGATTTAGGAAGCTGATCGAACGCTCCATAACCCATCTCAGCCGCTTGCCATGTTGAATGAAACGTTTTTTTGCACAAAGTCAAATTTACTTGGAATTCTTCAGGTGCAAGAACTTTTTCAGTCAAAGTTACAGTTGAAGAATCAGAGTAGTCACAAGTAGCATCCTTAACGATAGAATCAGTAGCTACCTTTTGAATTACTTGTTTGTACTTTACGTTCG